AGATACACTTGAGAATTCAAGGGCCCTATTAAGTACTATAGAGTACTCCTTAGAGAAGTACTTTAAGAAGTACCTAGAGGCGTGGATCGCCGCCCCAACCCGGAAACTCATCGTACTCTTCCCCTTCACCGGGTTCTGTTTCTAGATCATCGTCTTCTTCATTTGCCAAGTCTTCTACGGTCTTGCTACCACCGATCATTCCGTTCTCTATCATGTCTTCTAGTATGTCGGAATTGATCTTTGCCTGTGTGTAGTCGGAGAGAATGTCCTTGCTCGGACGCATGATGCACATGACGCTGCTTTTTGGCACGATGAAATAAATGTCGTTGGTGAATTCGATCCAATCACGAAGTATGACTGTCATTTCTTGTGTGATTGGCTTGCTTTCAACAGGTTGATTTTGCACAGGAATTGCGTATATTCCCATCGGCTTTTCGAGGATGTATGTCTCTTTGCCGCCGTCCGATATTCCCGCAACCAACAATTCTCCTGTCATCATTCTCACAAGTCGTATCGGGTAGAACTGCGTCATGTGTTTTCCTTTGTCGGGCGTTTAATTCGAATGTCAATCGGCATCTTCACCAACTTGTAACGGAACTCTTCGGATTCGTAGATTTTCACCCGCTTCAGGAAATGCCGCAGGGTGTAATTGAGAGTTTCCCCGTGGTGAAGATCATCGGCAATGTCATAAAGTTTTGCAATGTGCTTCCCGTCTGCCTTACGCAACTGCCTTCCGATGCTCTGCAAGATGCGTATTCTGCTCTTTGATGGGCTGGCGAATATGACATTCTTCAGGGATTTGATGTTGATTCCTGTGGAGAATGTTCCGTAGGACGCAACGATAATTGCGTTGCTCTCTTTTTCCACAATGTTTCGAATGCCTTCTCGCTGCTCCATCTCCGTTTCTCCTGCCACGAAAAACACCTTTCGGTTTTCTATGGCAGTCATGGCAGTCGTTTGTATCAGGTCATAAAGCGGCTTTCCGTGCTTCTCGACATAGTTGAAAAGAACCAATGTATTTCCCCTCGTTGCCGATGCAAGGTGTGCAATGAACTCGTTTCGCTTTTCGCAATTGACAAGCCATTCGATCTCGCCGTGGTAATCCAAGCCACACACGGTCTTTCTTATTTCGGGAGGATATCGCAAAAGCAAACATTCGATACGCAATGATGCAAGAAGATTTCGATCCATCAGTTCCTTGGTCGTGATCACCCGATGAACCGGACCGAACAATCCTTCGATAGCCAACTTGTGAATCTTGCTGCCATCAAGAGTTCCCGTCAATGCGATGCGATAAGGACATTCGACCAATTTGTTCATGATTCCATTGAGGCTCTGTGCCTTGAACAAGTGAGCCTCGTCACCGATGACTACCTCAAAGTTGTCAAACCATGTCCTCGGCAACTTGTAGATGCTTTGCCATGTGGATATCACGATCTGCTTATCGGTCAACTTTGCTTCGCCGCAAACGATTCGATGGCAGTTCTTGTCTGCGTTCCAATTTGTGGTGGATGAATAGTCTTTGAAGTCCGCATACATTTGTGCGACAAGCGAGATTGTGGGAACAACAATGAGTATCTTCTTGTTTGGTGCAATTACATTCTGATAATGTCGGCAGAGTGAATAGATGTTCAGGCTCTTTCCGCTTGCCGTTGGGGAAAGCAACACGCATCTTGAAGCATTCAGGGCATGACACACCGCATCGACTTGGTGATCATGAGGGTCAAGTGGCGTTCCGTTTGCGGTTGGCTTCAGGGAGCGGATGAACTCACGAACCCCATCACAGTTGAATTTTATCTCGGGCTGTGCCACGGTCGAATCAACCTGTAGTTCATAGCCACGATCCTTTGCAAATGTTGCAAGGTAGTCGATCAGCCCCGCAGGAAGCAGTCCCGAATATGCGTTGAAGAGCCTAACCTTGCCGTCCCACACCCTACGCTTGTATGCGGGTGTGTACTTTGCGCCGGGAACATCGTATGTGAAGTACTGCTGTATTTCGTATGCAATTCCGTTCTCCGTGAGTACACGAAGGAAAGCGGAATTCATGCTGCGTACTTCAATGCTTCCCATTCAATGTATTTAGGTCACCCCGCTCATGAACTTCCGCCACTCTATGGCGTTGCGGATGACCCATTGGCGGTTGTTTATTCCCTTGATAACCGAATCAAGGTAATCGACCTTTGCCCTTTGCATCTCAATCTTTGACACGATCCGAACCATGTCGGCATCGGAATCCATGTAGATATCCATGTCCTGACGAAGGATGCGGTGACCAAAAGGTTCCCACCCCAATGCATTCAGTTCCTCCTGCGACAACTTGCCGTTGTAGTATTCCCACTTCTGCTTTCGAAGTGTCTTGTAGTCGGCTTCCAACTTCCGTAGGACAAGAGATTCGTCATGGTAGATGTTGATGTACTTTCCGTGCAATTGAGGAATCCTTGTGGACTCATCACCCAATTCGGTTCCATCTATCTTCAGGTCTACTTCGACCATTTCCTTGATTTTGTCGATATTCATGCGTCAGATTCTAGCACAAAAGTTGGCAAAGGCAATACATACTTTCGTGAAAGTGCTTGGCATTGACTACTCTATGACATCACCCGCCGTCACCTTGATTGACGGCGACAAAGCCACATGTTGGTTCTTGACATCCATCAAGCGGCACCAAGTTACATATTCTTTCGGAAACATCGTGTGCATTGGAGACATCTATCCCGACTTCCTTTGCCCCGAACAAAGATACGATTTGATTTCTGATTGGGCGATCACCAAATGCAGGAACGGTGGTTCGATCCTCATAGAGGACTATGCGATGGGTGCCAAAGGAAAGGTCTTTCATATCGGTGAAAACTGTGGTTTGCTGAAACACAAACTTTGGAAAGAAAAGATGGCTTTTGAAGTTACTGCTCCAACCGCATTGAAGAAGTTTGCTTCGGGAAAAGGAAATGCGGACAAATGCATGATGCATGAAGCATTTGTAAAAGAAACAGGAATCAACCTGATGAAGGAGATGGACAAGGAAAGCAAAGACTGTGGCAGTCCTGTTTCCGACATCGTTGATTCCTACTTCTTGGCTCGATTCCTTCTCAAGAAGAAATCACAGTAGCCGCAATATCGGGAAAAGCCTCTTGAACAATCTGCTTGTTCAAGCCATACCCGTATGCAAATGTTCCGCCAAGAAGTTCCTTCACGAGAAGAGCCTCATCGGGATGAATGCCTTCAAGCATTTGAATCAGCAAGACATCCTTTCGTTCCTTGGGAAGATTGTAAGACTCCTTGAACACATATAGCCTCCGAACCTCGTTGAACAGGCTTGCGGGAGTCAATCCCTCGGGTGCCTGATCCGGTGTATATGGTGGCAAATTGGTTCGATACCACTTTGTCGTGTCAAAGAATGCGTAGCGCAGAATCTGCTTCAATGCCATCGAAGAATTTTCTCGGAGAAGACGAACGGTGTCTTCACGACTCTTCGACTCTTTCGATATCTTTCGTAGCACTTCGGGGATGGTCAATGTAATTGGCATAATGTACCTTTCTATATCTATTTAGCAGGCACTTGACAAGATCGAAAAATGTGGTACGATTGCCGAATCAAATCCCAATGTGGGGTTTGTACGCATTTCAAACAGTTACAAACATGGACACAGAAAACACAGAAAAGTCGTATCAGAAGGTTTGGCTAAAGGACGAGCGCAAGGCTGCGGTTGTTCGCAAGGTCGAATCGCACCCAAATTGGGGAAAGCAGTATTTGGTCACCACACACAGCGATGAGTGGGGACCGGAAACCTTTTGGGTCAAGGAAGAGAATGTCGAAACCATTGGAGGTCGCCGTGGCTGAAAAGAAGATCAGAGTAGTTGCCAAGAGAAATGGCAACAAGTCAAAGTTGGAGGCAGTCGATCAGGTTCCTGCAACCGCTGCCAAGAAAGAGTACATCGAACCCCCGATTGCTCCTGATGCTGTCCCGTTCAAGCCAGAGCCAAAGAACGAGGCAATCAAGAGCATCCTGCCCGAATACATCATGGTGTGTCAGGCGGGGGAGTATAGGTCAAACTCTTGGATTGGTCTCGGTTGGGCAATCCTCACGCACCGACTGTGGCATCTGTGGAAGCACGGATCGTTCATGGATTGATAATGAACATCTTCGTAGTTGACAAAAACCCACATACGGCGGCGCATGACTTGTGCGACAAGCATGTTGTCAAGATGATTGTTGAAACAGCACAAATGTTGTCAACAGCACATCGTGTTCTTGACGGAGAACAAACAATCCGAATCACCAAGAGCAACCGTAAGATCAAGCATTGGGTTCATCCCGATCCTGAAAAGGACAGGGTTCTATGCTTGCCAACCATGGTCAACCACCCATGTACAGTTTGGTCTATGCAAACAGACTCAAACTATTCTTGGCTATATGACCATGGTATTGGTCTTCTCAAGCAGTACACCCTGCGATACGGCAAAGTGCATTCGATGCAAAATCTGTTTGGTCATCACTTGATTGAGGCACCAAACAAAATTCAAACGGGAGAACTTACCCCATTCGCCCAAGCAATGCCTGACAAGTATCGCTGCTGCGATGCAATTACTGCATATCGTAACTACTACATTGGTGAAAAAAAGCGATTTGCAAAGTGGAGTCGAAGCCAAATTCCAGCATGGTTTGTTTCTGACGGCGTATAAATACAAGACTTGCCATGCCAAACTATGATTACATGTGTCAGGACTGCAAGCATACTTTCGAAGAGTTCTTGCCAATCAAGGATCATGACAAGCCTTGCAAGAAACCTTGCCCAAAGTGCGGTAAGAAGAAAGTTGAGCAGTACATTCCTTCTGCACCGCCGGTCATCGATCCGGTAAGGTTGGGCATTCGTAAACCCGACAGCGGCTTCAAGGAAGTCATTTCAAAGATCAAGGCAGCACACCCCAAACACGGAATGCGAGACTATTAATGAATACTGATGAAGTGAAACTCGTTTCCGTTGAAGCGGATGGACTCGGCAGATACTATCAATCGCCAACAAGCGGCAAGTGGTATCCGTCTGTCACAACCGTAGTCAACCATGAAGATGCGGAAAAGTGGGCAAAGTGGAGGCAGAATCCCGAAAACCTGAAGATTTCACAGGCAGCAATTCAGCGAGGCAACAAACTCCACTCGTTGGTTGAGGACTACCTGACGAAAGGAACCGTGCCCACGGATATCAGCGAAAGATGGCATTTCGATCCAATGTATCCGATGCTTCAGAACATCGGTGAAATCTATGCCATCGAAAAACCGCTGTGGTCTGACAATCTGATGCTTGCGGGAAGAACCGACTGCATCGGAGAGTACCTTGGCGAACCCGCCATCATCGACTTCAAGACCGCTTCGAAGGAAAAGAAACGGTCTTGGATCAAGAACTATTTTCATCAAGCGGCTGCTTATTCATACATGTGGGAGGAGCGAACGGGTCAGCGAATCAAGCGACTCGTAGTTCTCATTGCCACAGATGAGGGAACATCACAGGAATTTGTCGAAGACCGTGATGATTACAAGGAAGGTTTGGCTCATGTGATTGAGTCATATTGGAACAAGCATCGCTTCAAGCACATACAGGAGATTGCGAATGAACTGGCTCAAAAGGCTGTTTAAGTTCTTTGGCTGGGAGTTGTCTTCCGCCAAGGATGCGGTTCAATCAGAGGAACCCGTAAAATATCATTGCATTCGTTTCATGACGGACAAGGGTGAGCAAGTAGGCATTCTTCTCACTACCGAGGAACTTGAGCGGGGTCTGAACCGTTGGGTTGACACGATTCAGGAAATGCCCATCGACCCAGTAGATGTAGACAAAGACGAAAGGATTCCATAATGGGATCAATCATTAATATCGAAGAATCGTTCAGCAAGGAAATCGAAGAACTTTGTAAGAACCGAAAAGATGGCAAGTACATTGATGCCATTCTTGAACTCTGCGAAAAACACGGAATCGAACCTGAATCGATTGCCAAGTTGGTAACCAAGCCGATTCGGGAGAAACTGAAGGCAGAGTTTGAAGATCGTAATATGATTCGGGGCAAAAGAACCAAGTTGCCTCTTGACTGATATGCAGTTTTGGGTTAGGATTTGACACATCGTTTCATACTTCACACACAACACACAAGGAGATACAAATGAGTTTCGCAAACATGAAGAAGAATTCGCAGTCTGCAATCGATGCTCTTTCGAAGGAAATGAGCAAGTTGAACACCAAGGCAAGTTACGAGGATGACCGGTTTTGGACGCTTGAGCGGGACAAGTCGGGGAACGGTTATGCCGTGATCCGCTTCCTTCCCTCTGTTGAGGGCGAGGACATCCCGTGGGTTCGTGTCTTCAGCCACGGATTTCAGGGCAAGGGCGGTTGGATGATTGAGAACTGCCCGACCACGGTTGGCAAAAAGTGCCCCGTCTGCGAGGCAAACAACGAACTCTGGAACAGCGGGCTTGAGTCGAACAAGGGC